CGGCCGTGTTGTTTTCCGGACTACTGCGCATGGTAACCTCGCCACTTGAGCCTCATTAACTCAAGTGGTCAGGTCGCCGTGGGCAGTAGTGCGCATTAACGGCCGCCTTGTGAGCGCTGGTTTGAATAATTGCTTTTTAGGCGACCTAGCGTCGCCCCCGTCATGTACACCCACCCATAGAGTTCTTGGAGATGTCGATCTCAACCTCAGGCATAGTGGAGTAAAGGGCTCGTCACCCGAAAAGTTCGACGCCCGTCGGCATAAGACAGTTTGTAGCGTTGGCAGATCAACCTACCAGTCCTACCACACCAGGGGCTGCTAACTGGATGTGTGGCAGCTTTGTAAACGAGTGGGAAACGTTTATAAAGGCTGTAATTGCATGTACTAGATTATCATATGGGGAGTTAACACTAAGCAATCTAATGAAAGGCTATATTATAGCTCGGATGCGGTTGTTTGCTTGGCACACAGTGTTTGACAAAAGCTTCTCACAAAAGATACGTGATGCTTTAATTGTAGTTGGAGGAATTGCACCTATTACGGAAGAGATACAAAAGAAATTTTTGATGAAAATACATCCACTTTTAGGTTTGCTACTTCCAATTTTTGAAGTATACACTTATCTACCACTGTATCAAGGGAGACCAACTCGGTTTTTCATTGAACGTGGATTACCATTTCTCATGCACCTTGTTGCAAACAAAATGCCATTTTTGAATGGTGTTCTGTTGCACATGGTATGGAACTGCGCGGCCATATTTTTGTGTCGCAAAGCTCTGCGTGACACCGATGTCAGACCGCATAATAAGGTCGTTTTGTCACTGATGATTAATTCTATGAAGTCTTATTTGGATAGTGACCCCAAATTGCGCGAAGTCGCTGATGAATGCACAGAGTTGATGGGTGGACTCGGCATGATGCGGCGACGGGGACCGATCCTTGGTCGACCTCGGAATCCTAACCCACCACCACCTGTCCCACAAGGGCCAGTTCATGTCGCACCAGTCGATAACAAGGGTGAACCTTTATATCGAACAATGTTAACCAACAATAAGAAACGCACCTTGTTGTTACGCGACTGGCAGGAATATGAAATTCCACGCTTGAACTTTGTTGGATATCATGTTGATGAGATTTCTTATGACACATTGTATCCTTCTGACGGTGGTGTGTATGTCCATCATGGCACGTTTATTCGTGTCAATTTACCGGTTGTGCTTGTTGATGAATTGGTAGCACGGCTGTCTGTTAAAACACATTCAAAAGATGAGTATAGCTTGACAGTCGTGCATTGCCGCGAACTTTTGGCCGAAGTTCAAATTTACTCAACAGCATATGTGCGCTGCATGACGTTTGCTCCTGCAGTGGCAATGTATATTCATTCGAAGTCACCATACCATAAAATATCACGCATGGTGATGGATGATTATTACAACATGACATGGCGCGCCAAGCTGGCGCGAATTATACGATACGTGATGAACTATTCATTGTCTCATAGCACACAATTGATGCAAACAACTGCAATACTAATGGCCCTTATTCACCTTATGATCATTATTAAATACCCGAATTTGAGATATGCTGTTTGGATTACCATTAGCAAGACTCTTAACTCGCCGTTCCGTCGCTAGTGCGTGGAATGGCATGATCAAAGGTGAAGGGGTAAATGCCGTGCCACAAGCTGTAGTTGTTAGAGCTGGGGCACGTGTTGAAGTACCAATACAAGCTGTTAATCCACGACCTACTAGGATTATGCAGTATTCATTTTTTAAAAATCTTGGATATGAACCATTTAGTTTTGCAGCCAACCAACACAACGAGCTAGAAGCATTGAAGGCTCGTGTACTTAAACAAACACCGGTAGTCGACCCCATCGAGATGAACAATTTTCGTGTGTTCGTCATGATGCACATTGAAGAGTTGCTTCCTGGATTCAGGAAGCAAAAAAAGTATTGGGATCGACGCCTACCTCAAAAATTCTAACGCCTCACCATCGGTGAAGTCAATCATACGAAAGGCGTGGGATGGGCTACATGAGGCAGGTTTCAACTGTCAGCAAACATTGTCACGGGAAAAATTGCATAGGTGGACGACGAGACAAGGTTTCGTCAAAACTGAAAACAATTTGTACCGTAGTCCGGGGTCGGAGTTAGAAAAGGCGCCACGATTAATTCAGGGCGCTGACCCACGGTTTATTGCGGTCGTTGGCCCAGAAGTTGCAGCTTGGCAACAAGAGGTCAAACGTATTAGCAATAAGAATCATCTGTTCTGGTTTACGAGTGGAGCGTACGCAGATGAGCTGGCAGATTACATAACGGCTCCAGCCAATGACGAAATATTTGAAAACGATGTGTCAGCGTTCGATACCAGTATTGGTGTTGAGCTTTGTGTACTTGAATTGTGGCTAGCCAAATGGATGGGGGCGAGTCCAGCTGTGCTGGACCTTATGGCAGCTAATATCAGAACACATGGTTACACCAGTAAAGGGATAAAATATTCCGTCGATGGAACGCGCAAATCCGGTGACCCGTATACGTCGCTGTTTAATTCTTTGATTAATGCATTTATGCATATTTACTGCATTTGGCAGCAAACAGGCAGGATTAGCATGTCTGATGTCCGCATGCTCGTCCAAGGCGATGACAATCTATTACGGCACCGATCTGACATCACACCAGATTGGACAACACTCCTCAGGCTGGGGTTCAAGTTTGAAAACATTTATCGGCAAAGTTTGTTCGATGCTGAATTTTGTTCTTCACGCCTGTTCAAAACCGTTAAGGGGTGGGCTTTTGGACCGAAGCCGGGGCGCGTGCTGAATAAGCTGTGCTCCTTTGTCTTACCACCTAAACACATCCATCCATTGTGTATAGCACGTGGAGTTGCTATAGGAATGTTGCAGTACGCATACGTTCCTTTGGTCAAGCAAGCCAGTCAGCTCTTACTTAAGTTGGCAGAGGGGTATAAACCATATTTTTTACCCCAAGAGCACTGGAAGATGTATTATAAAAACTGTGAACCGAACACCATAGAGTGTATGTACACCATGGATCGAGTCTACGGTTTGGGTACTTACGAACTACGGAAATGTGAGTCTAGCCTGATGGCGATGACTGTAGGGCGTGACTACCCATGTGTTCTGTTTCAGCTTCTGTTTGATAAAGATACAGCTGCAGCGAAACACATATTTGTCAATGATTAGGAATTCCATCACCTCGAAGCCCAACTTCTTAGTGCATGCTAGCTCTATACAAACTTAGGTTCTATGTGGGTATAGGGTGTGTCATGTTGTGGGTGATGGTTGGCAAACTTCACAGGCGAGTAAACTCCTGTGATTATAGTTTCGGAAGAAAATCTGACAGTGGTGGTAAGCGGGTGCCCCACCAAGTCAAAAACAACCACCGGGGGGAGGTGTTAGAACCCAATCCACGTGTGACGAAAACTTTCGGTTTCAACACTACGTAACTCGTGCACATGTGTAGGGTTAGTGGAAGGGAAACACGATGTGGGAACACCACCTGCAAAGTGTTCGTAGCGCCCTGACACAAACCTCAAGCATTGTGCGCCAAGTGCGATTGATGACCTGGCCTTGAAAAAAGTACCTCGACACGTGGCTTTTTGAACCATGAGTAAACCAAATAACAACAAACAAAATACCAAAAATAAAAGTAACACGACTTCCAAGAAAGAAGTCAAAAAACAAGTCAAACAGGAGATCAAAAAAGAGCTCAGCCAAGGCGCGCCAGTTGGTTTTAACGCGGGACCTGATAAACTGCGTAACCAAAAATGGAAGCCTAAGAGTGGCGGTGTATGGAAGCGACCCGCCGCCCAAGAAAAGGCCCTTGAGCATGTGATACAGAACGAGATCACACTGGCTGATGCTCAAAAACAACTCCAAAAGGCTGCTTCTGACCCTTTCAATGTCCGGATCCCACCCTTGGGTAAGGTGGCAGGGAAACCTGAGTATCTGGACATGGTCACGTT